TCCTGTTGTATCAGATACACCTAGAGCAGATGGTTCTAATACACTTAAAACTAACTCTGATGGATTTGCAGAAGCTGTAGAAGTTAAAGTTCCTTTAGGACAACCAACTATTAATAAAGTTGGTGGACAAAAAAGAATGCTAGCATCTAAAAAATCTTCAGCTAAGTGGTACTAACATGTGGTTCTCGGCAATTAAATTAGCCGTCTCTGCTGGAAGTAAAATTTACGCTAACAAGCAAAAATCAAAAATGGCTATGTCTGATGCACAGTTATTACATGCAGAACGACAAGCTCGAGGTGAAGAAGCTTACCAAGGAAAACTATTAGAAGCACGTCAGAATGACTACAAGGACGAGTTCGTTTTGGTGATTCTTTCGGCGCCCATAATTGTGCTGGCCTGGGGAGTTTTTTCAGACAATCCAGTAGCCATGGACAAAGTAAAAATTTTCTTTGAGCATTTTGCTGCTTTACCTACGTGGTTTTCTACGTTATGGATACTTGTAGTTGGTAGTATTTTTGGTATAAAGGGTACACAAATATTTAAAAACGGTGGTAAAAAATAATGAGCAAAAAATCTAGACGAAGAAATAAAAGACTTTTAGCACTAGCAGGATTAGCTGGGGCACTGGCGTTATCAAAAAGAAAAGGAACGGCAACAGGTGTTTCTGGAAGTGACAAAGCTAAGTTTACTTCAGATAAAGCATATTCACCGCCTAAAGAGACATCTGCAAAAACTCCTACAACTATTCAAGATAATAAATCTAAAAACACAGATAAAGGTATTCCTGGAATTAGAGTTACTAAAAATAGTATTACAGCCAGTAAGCTTGATAAAAATACTCCTAACAAAGTTTTTAGTGGTCCGGATAGAAGATACGATTATGCTAATAGAGCCTCAGAAAAAAATACTGCAAACATAGCTAAACCTAAAAAAAATTTAATGGCAACTGTATTTCCAAAATCTGATGCTGCCGATGAATACAAAGCAGCTACACAAGACTATAATAGAGGAAACTATAAATCTGGTGGAAAAGTTAGAGGTTGTGGAAAAGCATTAAGAGGATTCGGCAAAGCAATGAAGGGGAAAAAATAATGTCAAATAGAAACTATAATACACAAACAAATCCGAACAGACAAAAGTTAATGAATGGCGGAAGAGCAAAAAAAATGGGCGGCGGCATGATGAGAAAAGATATGGCTTCTGGTTACTATCCATCAGACATGGGTATGGAAGGCGGAGCTATGTATAAAAAAGGCGGACCCGTTAAAAAGAAAATAAAAAAGAAAAGTAAATTTCCAGATCACTCAGGTGATGGTAAAATTACTAAAAAAGATATTTTAATGGCTAAAGGTGTAATACCAAAAACTAAAAAGAAAAATGCTTAAAAAACTTTTTGAAAAAATCTTTGGTAAAAGATGTGCTTGCAATGTTAAAACTGTATGTAAACATGTTAATGTTATTTCTAAAAAAGTTAAATACTGTTTAGATTGTAAGTTAGTAATAAACGAAAACTAAAAGGATAAACAATGGCAAAACGTGGACTATACGCAAACATACACGCTAAGAAAAAAAGAATCGCTGCAGGTTCAGGCGAGAAGATGAGAAAAGTTGGAGCTAAAGGTGCACCAACAGCAGCAAATTTTAAACGAGCAGCAAAAACAGCGAAGAAACCTAGAAAGAGAAAATAATGGCAAGCGCAGCTTGGACAAGAAAAGCAGGTAAGTCACCTTCTGGTGGACTCAATGCTAAAGGTCGTGCTAGTTATAAAAAAGGCACACTTAAAGCACCTACTAAATCTAAGACAAGTTCGAGACGTAAATCATTTTGTGCTCGTATGGGTGGAATGAAAAAGAAATTAACTTCTGCTAAAACAGCAAGAGATCCTAATAGCAGGATTAATAAATCTTTAAGAAAGTGGGACTGTTAATGAAAACAGCAATACTAGACGCATTAGAAGCTAGATACGAAGCACACATAGCTGAAGCAGATGCAACCATAAAAATATACCTAGAGAACTCTGTAGGTATTGGTGAGCACCCACAACATATTGATGAAATAGATAAGCAGTTTCAAAAAATTGCTGATGCTCAAGAAAAGTTAAAAGCAATTTCTGATTTTAGAGAGCCTAGAGTTGCCCTTTAAATCTGAAAAACAACGTAAGTATTTATTTGCAAAAGAGCCTGCTATTGCAAAGAAATGGACTAAAAAATATGGCAGCAAAATAAAACCAAAGAAAAGGAAAAAGAAATAATGGACGACATGACATTTGTAGAAAAGATAAGAAAAATAATAAAGATGAGACATGATGATATGGTGTCAGCAATGGCATCTGGAGGTGTTGACAATATGGAAAAATACAACTATATGTTAGGACAGATACGAACTTATCAGTATTTAAGTCAGGAAATATCCACCCTGCTAAACAAAAAGGAGCAATATGAACAAGACGGAACCGTTATCGACATCAACTCAAAACCCAAAAATTGAGTTACCAAATAAAACTTTAGTAGGTGTTAAACCTACGGAAAAAAAATCAGAAACAAAAGGAAAAGTTCCTAAACCTACGGGTTGGAGAATTCTTGTTTTACCTTTTAAACAAAAAGATAAAACTAAAGGCGGAATAATTTTAGCAGATGAAACAGTAGAAAGATCGCAAGTAGCATCAACTTGTGGTTTAATTTTAGATATGGGCCCACACTGCTATGATAAAGAAAGATATCCAGAAGGTCCCTGGTGCAAGAAAGGTGATTGGGTAGTATTCGCAAGATATGCTGGATCACGAATTAAAATAGATGGGGGTGAGTTAAGACTTCTCAATGATGATGAAGTTCTAGCGACCGTGGAAAACCCTGAAGATATATTTCACGAATTTTAACAACCATAGGAGAAACTATGCCAGAAACAGAAAATGATAAAACAGTTGAATTAGACGTAACCGGACCAGGTGCGAGTGTTGAACTGCCAGAAACAGAAAATGATAATGATAAAACTTATGAAAATGAGGTAAAGAAAAATGAAGCAAATGTTACATACGATAATGAGCCCGCTGACACACCTGAGAAACCTAATGAGCAGCCTGATGTTCGAGACGAAAAGAACGACGGCGGAGAAGTTGTACAGAAAACTTCTGAAGAAGGGAGTGATAAGCAAAAAGATAACTCTAGGGAAGTTGAAGAATACTCTGAAGGAGTTAAGAAAAGAATAGCAAAACTTACTAAAAAAATGCGTGAAGCGGAAAGGCAAAAAGAAGAAGCTTTACGTTTTGCAGAAAACGTTAAAAAAGAACGAGATCAATTTAAAACTGCAGCTACCTCTTTAGATAAAAATTATGCTACAGAAATGGAAGGCAGAATTACATCTTCACTTGCAGCAGCTCAAGCAAAACTTGCAGCAGCTAGGACTAATGAAGATTCTAAAGCAGAAGTAGAAGCACTAACAGCCATTTCTCAATTAGGTTATGAGCAAGGTAAATTAGCAGAAATTAAATCTCAGCATGCTATGGAAGAAACAGCAGCTAATGAAAAACCTACTTTACAACCTACACCACAACCACAAGCACCTAGGAGAGATCCTAAGGCAGAAGCTTGGGCTGAAGAGAATGAATGGTTTGGTAAAGATAATGCTATGACTTACACAGCATTTGATTTACATAGAAAACTTACCGAAGAAGAGGGAATGGACCCACAATCTGATGAATATTATAAAGAGGTGGATAAGAGAATAAGACTTGAATTCCCCCATAAATTTGGTAAGGTAGAACAACAGGCTAGTAAACCTACACAGAACGTTGCTTCTGCAACGCGTAGTTCAAAGACTGGTCGCAAGACTGTGAGACTCACACCAACACAGGTGACAATAGCTAAAAAGCTAGGTGTGCCACTAGAAGAGTATGCGAAACAACTTATAAACACGAAGGAGGTATAGGCATATGACAAACAATAAACCAACTCGTGCGAGCCAAAGTAAAAGCGATTCTACAAAAGTAGTATCACAAGCATCTACGGTTAAACCCAAAGCTGCTGTAAAACCTTGGACTCCACCATCGTACTTAGATACGCCCAACGCGCCAGACGGATTCAGACACAGATGGGTCAGGACGGAAATCATGGGATTTCAGGACACTAAGAACATACAAGGACGCTTAAGGTCTGGTTATGAATTAGTTAGAGCCGACGAATATCCTAATGAAGACTTTCCAGCAATTACCGACGGCAAATACGCAGGGGTTATCGGGCACGGAGGCCTTGTGCTGACAAGGGTACCGGAAGAGATCGCAAAACAAAGAGAAGCTTACTACGCTAAAGAAGCGGGTGATCAGATCAATGCAATAGACAACGATCTTATGAAGGAACAGCATAGGGGAATGCCTATCGATATTGATAGACAATCTCGTACAACCTTCGGTGGCAAGAAAAGTTAAAAATTTTTAACGAATCAAACCAGCGATTGACATTAACCGTGACTGGAGGCCCGCAAGGGTAGGTCACATAAGGAGAAAACAATATGGCTAATGCGTCAACTACTGGGTTTGGTTTTAGACCCATTAAAAAGATAGCGCAAAACTATAACAACGCTGCACTCTCAGAGTACAACGTTGCAGCTTCTTCGGCTTTAATTTCGCACGCATGTTTAGTGCAATTAACAGCAGATGGAGTTGTTCTTGCTTCAGGAAATACTACGACTAATAATCTTGGTACTTTGAATGGAGTATTTTATACGGATGCAACATCTAATAAACCAACGTTTAGCAACTTTTCACCAGCAGCTAATACTGCTACTGATATTGTTGCTTTCATTAACGATGATCCTATGCAAATGTACGAAGTTATGTCTGCAGATACAGCGTTCAACCAAAATGAGGTTGGACACTTAGCGGATCAAGTGCTTGCGGTAGGAACAACGCCGTTGTTTATTTCGAGATCAAAAATTTCGGCAACAACAGCAACTACACAGGCCCAATTGTTCATTATGGGTGTTTCTAGAGATCCAGATCACTCTGATACGACTGAAGAGGGTTTTGCCCTTAGAGTTCAAATCAGAGAACATATCTTGATTGGAAATGACACTCAAAGAGCAGGGATATAAGGAGATAAATTATGGCTATATCACGAAACCAACTCGTAAAAGAGTTAGAGCCAGGATTGAACGCCTTGTTCGGCCTGGAATACAAACAGTATGAAAATCAGACAGCTGATATTTATACTACAGAGTCATCTGACAGAGCTTTTGAAGAAGAAGTAATGTTAAGTGGTTTTGCACAAGCACAAGTAAAACCGGAAGGTTCAGGTGTTACATACGATAACGCTCAAGAAACTTTCACAGCTAGATACACTAACGAGACAATTGCTCTCGCTTTTGCTATCACTGAGGAAGCAATTGAGGACAATCTATATGACAGACTGGCTTCTAGATACACTAAAGCTTTAGCAAGATCTATGGCTCAAACTAAACAAGTTAAAGGTGTAGTTCCATTTAACAATGGAATGCCTGGTGGTACTTTCACTTCTGGTGATGGTGTTACTTTGTTCAATACTGCACACCCTACAATTGCTGGAACTGTGGCTAACACACTAGCAACTGCGGCTGACCTTAACGAAACTTCATTGGAGCAATCATTAATTGATATTGCTGCAATGACTGACGAAAGAGGTTTAAAAATTGCTGCTAAGGGTATGAAGATGGTCATTCCATCTGCACTACAATTCACAGCTGAAAGACTTATGGCTTCTGCTGGTAGAGTTGGAACTGCTGATAATGATATCAATGCAATCAAATCTATGGGGATGATTCCTCAAGGTTACTCTGTTAACAATTACTTAACAGACACTGATGCATTTTTCATTATCACTGACGTGCCAAATGGTATGAAACATTTCGAAAGAACTCCCATGACTACTAAAATGGAAGGTGACTTCGATACTGGTAATGTAAGATACAAAGCTAGAGAAAGATACGTATTTGGCGTTTCTGACTATAGAGGTGTATTTGCTTCACCAGGAGCATAATCATTAAATTTTATATGGCGGGACACAGTTCCGCCATATTTAAGACATAGAAAGACAAATCATGAAAAAATTCCTAATAAACATATATGCTTACGATTATCACGGTAGATTTGAAGTAGAATCTAATGATGACGCCATTTCTTTAGAGCAATCAATAGTTGACAAGCTAGGAGAAAATAGTATAGTTTGGGAAAAATCAGGAATGTTTAGCAAC